TCAGGCTCTCGCTTTGCCGCACCGGCATCGCGAGCTCCCCGGCCAGCTTGTAAGACAGGGCCTCAGCGAACTTCGCGTCGAACAGCCCCGCGTCCTCCTCGTCCCGGATGTAGAAGCACAGCGGGGTACGAGCATAGGTGTAGATGTTGCCACCCTGCACCTTGAACCATTCCTTCCCGCGGGACGGCTTCGCCTTGTCGTACACCCGCAGAACGCGGAGGCAGTCAGAGGGAACGGCAAAAACCGCCGGAGCCTCGTCCGTGTCAACGGGGTTCAGCAGAACGCTCTTCGTCGCGAAGCTCCAATCGAAGTCTCGCAGGATCGCTCGCCGCGATGCGTCGTACAGGAGCTCCGCCGTGCGGGCGGCCGTTGAACCCTCGTCCAAGGAGGTGACAGGACTCTCGCCGATGCGAGTCAACGCGAGGTTGATGATTTCTTCTTTGGTCATTGTCGTTCCCTCAGTTCATTTGGTTTTCGTTTTACGCGCCGGTTTCTTCCCCGGCTCGGAAGCCGCCGAAGGGCCGTCAAGCGGGGTCGCCCACGAAGGGGCGGCCCCATCATATTCGAACTCATCGCCTTCACGCACGTAGTGAGAGTCGATGAATCCGTCGCGTTCTGCGCGGTACCGGGCCATTACAGGTCTCGCGTCAGGAAGGCGTTGAAGGTACCGCTGGTGATGGCAACCGAGGGAGTCACCACCACACGCAGATAGCGGTCACTTCCGGGAGGCAGACGAACCTGGAAGAGCCTTGCACCCTTCGGATAGCTCGTGCCGACCGTGAGGGCAGGGCCGCTCACGAGGTCACGCCAGCCGGAGTCAAGAGCTTCGCTGGTCTGAATGGTGACTTTGACCGTCGCGGCAGTGGAACCCGTGACGATGGGCGTTTCGCCGACGAACGACTTGAACGTGAGCTCCTGACCGACCGCATCGCCGGCCTTCTCCTGATCGACGACCTGAACGCCGCCAGAAGCGATTGCACCCGTCCACACGGTCGAGCCGCAGATTACGGAACCGCCGGAAGAAACGACGATGCTCGCCTGATTGGCGAACACAGCTTTTGCATCAAGAATGGACATATTGTTGTCTCCTTTGTTGAGTTAATGGTTGAATCAGGCGGCGGGAACGACGCCTTCGGCGACCTTGAGCTTCTCCTGAACGCGGATCGGAATACCGCGGAAGTTCAGAACGGGCTTGCCCTGAACATCGCTGTAGGTCAGCATGAGGTTGTTCTTGTTCTGGGTCTGGAGGTCGAGGGCTTCCATGATTTCAGGGCGAACGTAAATCGCCGTGCGACCCGTATTCTGACCGGAATACTTGATGTACTTCAGGCGATAATACGCCTTGGTCATCAGCTTCAGGAGATTGGCCGCGGGATTGGAAGCCGCGTCGATGGCGTTCTCCAGATTGCTCACGTCGATGTTGCAGATACGGACGGCCGCTCTCCAATCGCGCACGCAGAAGCCCATGTCCCACCAGTAGTGGGTGCGAAGAGCTTCGAACATCTTGCCTTCGGCATCGGTCACAGTGACCTGGCCCTTGTACTCCTCGTGGAAGCCCGCCGTGGTGCCCTGCGGGTAGATGCCGTGGATGGTGGTCGGACCCCAGGAAACGAACCAGATGGAGGTGTTGTCGGAGCCTTCGCCACCCGCGCTGATGCAGTTGAAACTGGACTTCGTGCGGTCGGTGCCGTTGCACTTGTCGTAGTATTTCGCGAGACCGACGGGCTCCTGCGGCTTGGACGGATCGCCGTAGAACATCGCACGGCTGGCTTCCTGACCGAAGCCCTCGATCACGGCATCGTTTTCCTGAGCCATGAAGTTCGCGGCACCGGCCTGGCCGTTTTCGCCCTTCTTCGCGAGATCGACTTCCTTCTTGTCGATGTCGCTGTAGGCTTCGCACATGCCGCAGTTCGCGCTGATCTGTGCGCGGGTGCTGGAAACCTTCGGAACACCAGCGTTGAGCATGCGCCACGCCGGGGTCGGGATGCCGGTTCTGATGGTGGTGATGTGGGTCTGCCCGCTGTTACAGGGGTACCACGGGATGTCCTGGAGTGCCTCATTGGACTCGTTCAGGACTTCGATGACGTGAGAGATGGAGTCGTCTCCGCTCGCGCGGGCGATCTGAACAATGTTGGGAAAATCCATAATGTTCTCCTTGTTGGGTTAGAGGTTCGGGAACCTCTCCTGGTTGATTTGTGTTTCGGTTTTCTTCGGAGGAGGCGCGTTGCCACCACCCATGTTGTCCTCGGCCACGAGTCGTCCGATGGCCACGAACATGTCGAAGATCGCAGGATTGTCCTGAAGCCAGCCTCCCTGAAATAGTTTCTGCTGGTCCGGGGTCCTTATGACCGTCTTCATACCCTTCTTTGCGAGGGCCTGCTGTTCCCGGAAATCCGGTCTTGACTGGACTTCGCTTCTCCACTGCTTTCGCATGTTCATGAGCTCGTTATCGGCTGCGGTCTGCTGGTCCTTCGTGGCCTTGCAGTACGCATCGACGAGCTTCTGAGCTTTGTCCTGCGGGAGATCGAGTTCCTTGAACAGGGTTGCGGCTTCGCCCTTTCGGGCATCGTCCCACGTGAATCCTTCGGGCAGTTTGAAGTCCTCGTACTTCTCCGGGGCTCCGTTCGGCTTCGACTTGTCGTCCGGCTTCGACGGGTCGTCTGCCGGTTTCGGGTCCTGGGGCTGTCCGCCTTCTTCGCCTGTCGCGTTCGGAAGCAGCGGTTCGTCGGCTCCGGTATCCGGGGCGTTGCCCCCATCTGCCGGATTCGGGTTGCCATTTGGCTCGGGTACGGGCTTGTTCGCGGAAGCGGGGTCGCTGTCAGGCTGATTCGCTGCCGGCGTGTTCGTCGGTTCCTCTGCCATTGTTTTCCTCCTGTGTGAGTAGGTTAGTAAAATCGGACTCAGCGAGGTACACGCCCTTGGGCGAGACCTCCTTCATCCATGCGAGAAGCTGAAGCCCTGCGGACTTCTTGGCCAGTAGGGAATAAGCGGAAGCGTTGTGCGCGTACTCGGGCGCAAACACGCAGAGCCGATCCTCGACGATGTGCCACAGCAGGACCCGAATCATCGGGTCGTCCATCGCACGTTCCATCGCCTTGTCGAGCGTGATCTTCAGAGCGTCCGTCACAGCATGGGCCCTCCCATAGAGCCGCCGAGAAGCTGCTGAACGTTGGCGAGGTCGGCATCACCGATTGCCTTGGCCGCGTTCGCCATCGGCTCCGCGACCTGAGCTTCCTGTGCCATCTGCGTCTGCTGCTGTTCGGCCTGAACCGCCGCATTGTACTCTTCCTTGGTCGCGAACATCTTCGAGGGCGTGCCGATCATCTCGTTGTACTCGGAGACGATTTCGAACGGCTTCAGGATATGACGCGCCTCGGGGAGAGCGGCCATGAGCGTACCGATGAACTGAACGCTCTGTTCGATGCGGTTCACGCCGATGGCTTTCTGCGCCTGCGACAGGATGGAGATGTACTCCACGGTCGTCTGCACGTCCGGCAGGAGCTCTTCGGGCGGGTCGGGGATGAGCCCGGCTTCCCATGCGATGCCGAACACCCGCTTGATTACGGGGTCCAGGAACTCGCCGTGGATTCGCTCCAAGACAGGCCCAAGCATGAGGAGCTTTTCCTCATGCCTTTCGGCCACTTCGCGGGCCGTCATCTGCGGATTATCCTGCATGAGGAGTGCAAGGAAGAGACTGTTATAGAGCCCCTCCTTGATGTCCTGAATGAGGATGTTCTCCTTGGCCTGAACGGCGTTGATGTCGATGGGGGTCTGGTACAGGGGAGCCACCCCGTCCGTCCCCGGGTTGTCGATGAAGTTGAGCGCACCGGGCGAAGAGTTGATGCCGCTCCGGCGCATGGAGCTCGGAGCCCGCATGGGCGGGCTGATAATCTTGGCCGCGCCCTTCAGGATGTCGGATTCCATCTCCTGAAGTGTCTTCGTGTCCGCGAGCACGTCGTACATGGGAGCCATGCCGTACACGTCCGCGTCGATCACGTCCCACCGCGGGGTCATGAGCGGCCACATCCGGTAGCCGGACACTCTCAGGAAAGACTCGCTCCCGGACTCCCGCCGTTCCCCATCGTCCAGGAAATGCACCGAAGTCACCGGGCGAAGCTCGCTTTTCTCCAACCCATAAACTTCAGGATGTCTGAAGACTCCAACAACTACAACATGCCGTTCTTCGAGCTTGCCATTATTGAGTTCGGACTTGATGCCGTCCGGGAGCGAGTCTCTGCCATACCGCTGTTCCATCTGCCGGGCGGACAGAACCTCGCGGTAAAAGAATACGTCGATGTCCCCATACTGGTCGGTTCCCATCCAGTACGTGCCGACCGTGAAGCACCGGCAATAAAACACGTCTTCCGGGTGCTCCAAAATGGCAATCGCGCCCTGACCGAACGCCGCCATTTCCTCGTATGTGTGCAGGCACGCACTGTAAAAGTTGGTGCGGCGGAAGAGACCTTCGAGGACCCTCTGCACTTCGTCGTACCATTCCCGGACCGCCCGGTCGGAGTTGACCTTCGGGTCGGGGTGGCCAAGCATGAACCACTGACGGGCCTTGCTCGTCACACCCGACTGGATGCCAGACGAGAGGACTTTCAGGGCGCGGGAAGTCGTGCCGTTGATGCGCTTGTCATACATCTCGCCGGTATTCGCTCTCGCCGTGTCGCCGTCAAGATTGCGACCACGGGACGGAACAACGAGGGCGCGAATGTCCTTCCATCGCTTTTCCCACGAGTTCCGCTCGGTCTTCAGCCGCGTGAAGTGCTCGCGGACCTTTTCGATTGGTTTCCGGTCGCCTTCCATCATGCGCCTCCCAGCGTTTGCCGCATAAGGGCGGGACCGGTCATCGCGAGCGCGCCCTTCGTCAGGTCGCTCGCACCGGCTCCCACCCGGCCAGCCGCCGCGGCCTTCGCGACGGCTCTCGTCTTGTTTGCGTCAGCGTCCGCGCGTCTCACCGTTTCCGGCGGAGGCGGAGTCGTGCTCTTGTAGCTTGGAACAGCCCCCATGTCAAAACCCCCATGCAAATTCGTCCCGGCACATCGCAGAGCCGGTTTCCATGTAGTCGTAATCGGAGGCGGCCACGACCGGCTCCGCGAACGTCAAAGCGAGCGCGTCCGCCCTGTCCGGGCTGAACCCCACACGCTCGCGAATCACTTCTTTCGTTTCGAGCTTCAACCGGCTCTGCCCATCGTAGGTGTACGTGGGCGCGGCCAGTTCCTTCGTGAGCTCGTAGTCGTCGGGGATCGCCCCGCCGTCCCGCAGCCATTTCCGCACAGCGTCCCACATCTCGGCCCGGCGGTTCGCATATCCATTCACTCCGTGGTCGAGGGCCTGTCCCCCGAAGGGAACCTCGATCACCACGTCCCCGAGCTGACGGAGCCTGTCGATGACACCCTCGCCGCGCCCGGAGTCGATGAACACCGCGTCCGGCCGTTCGTCCAGAATCATCCGGTGCAGGATGCTCGCGAACGTCATGTTGTCGATACCGGCACGCCGCCAGTACGGGAACGCCGCCAACCCCCGTCTCTTCTGAATCACGCAGGCGTCCCCGCCGAACCGCGCCACGTCCACGCCGAACACCAGCGGGGCCTTGCAGTAGTCCTCCTCCCGGAGATGCTTCCCCTTGGCCTTGTAGATCAAGTCCAACGGAATCAGCATGTTGTCGCACGAGGCGTTGAAGTCGCACTCGAACTCCTGCCGGTACTGAGCGTCCGTCAGGTCGGCACGGGCGCAGTCCAATTCTTCCTGCGTGATCCACGGAATCTTCCCGACCGTATCCGAGGCCCGGAAGACCATCGACTTCCATGCGCTGTCGCCGCCGGAAAGTCCGCGATTGTACAGCTCGAAGAACAGATTCATCCCCTTCGGGGTCCCAATGAACAGGGCCTTGCCCTGACGGTCCGCGAGGGTCGGGCGAACAATCTCGCCCCAGACGTGTGGCTTCATGTCCGCAACCTCATCCAAAATCACGTAGTCGAAATAGAGTCCGCGCAGAGCCTCGGCGTTGTCCGCGCCGTACAGGGTGATCCTCGCTCCATTGGGGAAACTGACCGTGAGCTCCGTCTCGTTGAACGAAACGCCCGGCATCTTCCCGGCGAACCGCTTGAAATAATCCCATGTGACATCCTTCGCCTGCTTGCGGAACGGAGCGATGTACGCTCCCCTGAAGTCCGGCTTGGATGTGAACGCCGCCGCGAGGATGAGCTCCATGACCGCGAACACCGTCTTGCCCCAGCGGCGGTGGCAGACGAGAACGGCGAAACGGAACAGGGAAACGAGAGCCTTGGCCTGCCGTTGGAAGACGTGCGGTTCGAATCCGAAAGTAACATCAGGCATCGACCACCTCGGCTTTCGGTGGGGTGGCATACGGGTCGATGCAGTTGATCTGCACCGTCACCGACCCTTGGCCGCCCTCGCCCTTGGGGTTGTATCCCATGAGCTTGGCCAGCTTGTCCGCAGCGTCCGTTCGGACCGCCTCGGGCAGAACCTCGCACCGCATCCTGCGGGTGTAGAAGTCCGCGATCTCATCCTTGGTGGCCGTTGTTCCATTACAGAGACCGAGGGAGGCCGCAGCGTTGATGATCCTGCGGATGACCGGGTTGCGGAACATCCGCTTGGCCTCCCGGTCCACCGTGACCTTGATCTCGTCCATATCACGCTCCACTACCCAATACCGGATGTAGTCCACGTCGCCCTCTT